CGTATCTATTAAGAACATATTGTTTAGACTCATAAAAAAATTCTACACCATAGTAGTATTTCTCAAAAAAAATATCATCAGGCATATTTAATAAGTTAAATCTAGGTTCTTCAGCAAAATCTTTTTTTACTTCAGCAAACATTTTTTCATCATAGTCCATCTTTGTTGGTTTAGATTTATCATAGTGTCTGTAAATCATATCACCATATGGATCTATGCCGACATGAAAATGTAATCCTGAGTAATTTGGTCGGATATAGTTCATTATTAATTTAGTTGCCAAACCTTTTCTTACACCAATCTCAGCTGTCAACATTATTTCTTCTTTTTTCTTACTAAAATCCTTAGCAGTTTTTTCTGCCCAAGATGCTAAAATATCATACTCTCTAGAATCGCCTTCTATGGTCATGTAAATACCTCTCCCTTTGTTTTAAATAAGTTATTTGTGGTTGTGTGTACTGATATTCTTTTTTCTTTTTCATATTTAAGAATTTGTCGAACACATATTCAGGTTGATAGTCTGCGAACCAACATACGTGATTGAAGTCAAAGCCCCTCCTTGAAAACCATTTTCTACTTTCGGATTTCGCAACGACCAAGGAATGTTCGATCCCGCGATAAAACAAGTCATCCAAAGCTCTCCACAAAACTGCTTTCCATAATCTTGTCTCTGATGATACAGCTGATGATTCGTATTCTGTGTGCATATCCCCTGTTTTTGACAGGAGACAGATCCTTGGAAGATCGATGATGGTAACTCATTGATGAAGCTGCCTCCTATCATTTAAATTCCGTCACTGGTCCGTTGTCCGTGTTTGCAGCGTTTTGTACAACGCATATAGGACAATTCATATAGTTATCACCATCTAATTGCAAGACATTTTCAGGTAGCACCTTCTCTACATAATGATTGCCATTACAGGTTGGACAGCTTTTATAAAATGTAGACTCATTTGCGTCTGCCATTTTTACCTCCATTCTTCTCCATGTCTTTCATTATTTTAGCCTCGTAGGCTTCAGGAGATATCCCTCTTTCTTTAGCTCTTCTAACCACTTCTTTATCGATTAAAAGTTCAATGTACTCTGCCGGCTTTCGATACTCTTTTAAACAAAGCGCTTGCAACAGGGTATGAGATTTTTTTCTCACGGCCACTGATTTCCATTTATTTATGTCCATATTCCTCCATTACATAAAATACCATAATGTGCATACTAAAACTAATAAACTAAATCGTGGTAAGAATATGCCTATACATAAACTTATTAACAAAATAGTTTTTATAATTCCAACAGCAATCATGATGTTAGTTTATTTTTATCTCTTCGAAGTAAATCAGCTTTAATAGTTTGATTTGCTATATCTGTATCAAAAAAAGCAATACCTCGATCACCACCCTCAGGTTCAAAGATAGTATTATTTAACCTTTTCACTGCATATGCCCAACGATAATCTTCAGGTGTCAACATTCTACCTTCCGAATCATAAGTTGGTACATCCTTGATTATGTTATGAATAGATTTTGAAAACACAACCCAGTTGCAGTGATATTCTTTATCCCCATCTCTCCTGCTCATTAGTCCGTCCTCAATCCTGTCACATTTGCAGAAACATAATTGTCTTTTTTATTTCTGTACTCTATGTGATATTTTTTATCTGGATCTAGTTTACGTCTTAACTTTTTAAAAGACATAGCTTCCATTTGTTTCGGTGCCATGACTTCTACATGCACTTCGTTTGTTTTAGGATCTGTTACCTCAGGACCTAACTCAAATACTTTGTATGTGTATCTCATTAGTTATCCTTCTTGTCATCAAGTGCATTCCAACTAGCAAACTGATCTTTTGTTTGCATAAGTAATTGCTCAAACTTAATAGCTGCAGCATTAGATTGATGTCTGTTTTTAAGTTCACCATCTACTAAAAATTCAATCGTATCATCTTCTTCATGAATTTTAATTGTAAATGATTGAGCTGACCAAGATTTAACACCACGACTTGGATGTGGATCTGATCCAGCTACACCTTGAGATCCTTGAGCTGCTATTCCAGGAGATCCTTGACCTGCTGTACCTTGATATTCTTGAGCTGCTATTCCAATTGCTCCAGTAGTTATACCAGGAGAAAATATTTCTCCAGACTCTTTAAGACCTTTTATTTGTCCTGTTGTATACAACATTTCGACAAGTATATTGATCTTAGAGATTATTTCTTTTTTGTTCATAAGTTACCATCCTTTGTTTATCCCATTATAATACAATATCCCCATCAACAATCAAGACTTATTTACATTAAGTTATAAAAAGTATATGGTGAGTAATGGAGTTCATATTAACAGTTATAATGTGTAGTGCGCAGGCAGGTGTTTGTTTGGAGCCTTACTCATTTCCAAATGTTTACCCTACAAGTTATGAGTGTATGGTAGACGGCTATCAAAAATCAGGCGAAAAAATCATCGAAATAGGGCCAGATGATGTCAATCAACATAGAATTTACATAAAATTTGAGTGTAATGAGATCATAATTCCGCCACAAAAACCCAAGGTTGAGACTTGACAGGACAAGATAAAAGTGCATATAATCTACCCACGAAAGCTTATCGTATACAAATAAGGCATAAAGGTATGTATTACGATGAGGTAATATGCGGACAAAACGATGAAGATTCTATAAAAAATTTCTTCGTTAAAGGTTTTGAAGGTAAAATACAACCTAAAGACCGAGATCCAATATATACACCGGATCGTTTTTTCTGCACAATTGAAGAGGTAAATTATGAGCTTGCAAAACTTAGTTCAAAAGAAACTCAAATTGGAGCATCAGTGGGCGCAACAGGCACTGAATCAAAAAAAAGTAACACCTGATATGAAGTGGATGGACATTGATATAAAAAAATTGAAAGTCGCCATTAATGATCAATGTGTAACTGATGCAAAAAAAGAATTAAAAGTAGAAGATTAAAACTCCTGGTCTAAGATAATACCTGGAAGATCAACTTCAGTATAGACTACCTTTCCGTTTATTTTTTGCTCGACAACTTCAAGGCATAAAGTGCAACTAAAATATTTTTTATTTTTGGTTGGATTGAAATGAGTGTGCTCATTACATTTTGGACATTGCCCAATATTTAATCTTTCATTAATTTTAATGTTCATCTGTATGACCCCAGTTGTCTCCAACAACTATATCTACTTTTGAAGGTACTTTCAATGTGGGTATACAATTTTCCATAATTGTTTTTATTTCGTTCATGGCAGGTTCTGAATTTTCGCGTGGAAGGCTAAAACATAATTCATCATGTATTTGAATAAGTGGATAAAAATTCTTTTTTGCACAATCAATCATTGCTTGTTTTACTTGATCTGCTGCAGATCCTTGTATTAACCTGTTTAATGCTTTGTACGTGCCGGCTCTTTTAATTCCATTTTTTCCATATTTATTAACTGCGTCTTCAAAATTTGTAGATTTATGTAACCCAAAAGAGCTTGGTTCCCATTGTTCAAACCTACATTTTCTACCTTTAAGAGTCCATATTGCACCATTTTTATCTGCAGAATCTGCAGCTCTATTAGCGAGCTGTTTTACAAAAGGCACTTTAGCGTTGTATTCTTTCAAAATTAATTCGGCTTGATCTTTATCAATACCTAATTCACGTGATAATTTATTTTTTCCCATTCCATAAAATATACCTAAATTAATTGTTTTAGCTTGGGATCTAGGAATTCCTGCCATGTCTGCAACTGTCTGGTGGAAGTCTGCATTTTCATTCTTATAGGCCTCTACGAGCTCCTCAGAGCCATTAAACCCTATACTTGAGGCGTAATGAGCTACCAATCTAGGTTCTTGTTGTGAGTAATCAAAAGAGCCCCATTTACATAGCTTATCAGGTAAAAACAACGATCGGATCCTGGGTCCGAGTTCTTTGTTCCTAGCTGGTATTTGCTGTAAATTAGGGTGAGCATAAGAGAGCCTGCCTGAAACAGTACCTCCTAAGTCACCCTTTAACTGATTTATTTCCGCATGTATCCTCCCATTATGTTCAAATTTAAATATTGAATCGATGAAAGTAGAGTGAAATTTATTAACTTCTCTCGCTTCACGAATCAAACCAGCTATGGGTGCCTCACAATTAGTCAACCAATTCTGAGTAAAAGATGGTTCTTTAGCCTTCTCTGTTAAAGGATAAGATATCTTCAACTTATCAAAAGCCTTAGCGATTGATCTAGCTGCCCATATATCTACTTCTATACCCGCAGCTTTTTTAATTTTCAACAGAGCTGTCTTCTCTCTTTCTAAAAATTCTTTTTTTAATTTTTCAGCACCATTTAAATCTACTCTCACTCCATGTGCTCTCATGTGTATTAAGATAGGTAACAATTCCATTTCCATTTCCCAAACATCAGTGAGATCTTGTTTAGTAATTTCTGATTTAAATCTTTGCCAAAGTTTTAGAGTAAGTGATGCGTCTTGCTCTGCATATGGTCCAACAAATTTTGCAGGTAGTTTAAACATCTCAGCTTTTGCATCGATACCCCAATCTTGCGCAGCTTCTTTTAAGCCTGCCTCTGATTTTAATTCAGATATATAATCAACAGACAAAGCGTTAAGACTATAAAATCTTCTATTCTCATCAATTAATGCAGCAGCAATCATTGTGTCTGCTACTTTACCATACACAACAACACCCATAGATCTTAACCAACCTATGTCATACACTGCATTGTGAAAAACTTTTAAGGCATCAGTTCTACAAATATCCTGGACCCATTTTAAAGTCATCATCATATCCATGTTACCACCAGCTTCATGTGCTACAGGAAAGTAACCTTTAAAATTGTCTGTTGCTACTGCAATACCTATAATGTTACCATTATTAGTAGGCCACCCAGGTCCTTTTGTTTTTATATCAGGATCTTTAGTTTCTAAATCTATAGCTATTTCTTTTGCATTCCTTAAATCTGGAAAACTTGTTGGTGGTACCCAATCTGAATCTTGAAATGTAAAATTAATTTGATTTGTCATCTAATTCAATTCCAAGTTTTGCATAATGTATTATTTTATTATATCTTTGCTTAGCTGTTTCGCCTGGCTTTCTTCTAGTTGCGTATTTAATTATATTAGAGTCTATTGTATTTAATTTGTTTTTCATACAATAAACAACAGGTTGAATAGCATGTTGAACGTAATGCTTTCCCCCTTCTTGATACTCTAAAGCTTTCTTTTTAGACCCCACACATCCCTTCACATTCATTGTTAAATAAATCTAATTGATCTTCAGGTTTTTTCTTTTTCTTTAATAATGTTTCAAAATCGATTGTACGTAAAGGCACACCTTTTCTATGTAAGTATCTTTCGATGTCAGGATCACGTCCAGTTTTTCTTATCATATCATCAAGTCTACAGGCTTCCTCAAACTCTTCAGGTGTGTCGACTTTAATTTCGTTCCATAAAGTATTATCATGATAAGGACAACCAATACAAGAACTTTTTGCCGGTCGTCTATAATTTTTGCCCTCGTACCAATTTAAACAATCTTGTCTTGACATTTTTTTATCTATCAAAGGCCAAATGTTTTGTATCCATTTTTCTCTAGATGGTTTCATACGCATAGCTTCATCGGTTGATATACCAACCATAACTTCTACCCACATAGATCTTGGAAATCTTTGTCTATCTTTTAATCCTATCAACTGCCTGATTCGTCTATTGATTGGAGTTATTTTGTAATTTCGGGTGCATTGACGTGGACCAATACCAATCTTACCTGTTTTAATATTTTTAGCAAAGAAAGGTAACATGATATATCCATTGCCTTTTGCTGCATCTTCTAAATCTTGTTTAATACTTCCAGACTTTAAATGATTTTTTGTAATTATTACCGGGTAACTTAGCTGTGTCTCTAACCATTTTAAATGATCATAAACTTTTTTCGGCTCCCAACCTGTATCTGCAAAAATAGCATAATCTGGTTTGCGGCCAAAAGCTCCCTCATTAGCCATGAGCGCCATCGTAGAAGATTGAACGCCAGCTCCCAAAGATAGAATCCTAAGTTTAGGTTCTCCCGAATAATCCCAATTGCCTT